ACACTATCTCCTGTTTGTGATAAAAAGTCTGGTAACACTCTTCTAATTTTCATCATAAACTCACCATCACCTTGCAGTCCTTGTTGACCAATATCAAAATCTCCTGATTGTATGTTTGCTGTAATAGAACTAGTTGCTCCTTCTTTAATTTGATCTAATCCTTTTTCGTGTTCAAAGTATGTTGATGTTCCATCAGTGCATCCGATAACATGGTCTTTGTTTGTAGTTGCTGTTGTATCACTACTATTATATTCTGTTGCATGGGGTTTACCAAATACAGCTGAGTCTTGCCAAGCTGATCTTGCTAAAGTTCCTACTGTCCACACGGGTCGTTCTGGTGTTGAGTCAAGATAATTGTAACATACCATACGGTTTACGGTCCCTGATCCAGAGTTAGGGTAAAACCACATTACTTCTCCAAACAAGTTATTTAATCCTGCATTGATGTGTTGTTTTGGAATTGTATTAATATCATCGTAAACATGATCTTCTACTAAACATGCAAGTGATTCTAATTTACCTGTGTATCTAAAGAAACCATTTTCTGACATCCAATAAGCAGAACCATCTACCTCTACTGCTGCATTTTTTCCAATCAATCCACAGTTAGTACCAACTTGTTGGAATGAAAAAGTAAAAGGTGCGCCGACAAATCTCATAATAAATAAAGCTGTATCAGTCCAAACATAAATTGCATCACGACCTCTGATTGCTCCTACAATTTTAGATCCATCTGCAAGTCTTTGTGTACCTGCTGTGTTAGTAGCTGATGGTGCATATGATGTTGTTGCATCAATAGATTCTTGGTCCGAGAATCGTATAAACATTTCATCTCTTGTACTTGATGTACCAATAGTTGTTTCTGTTCCAAAAAATATTAAGTGTCTATCCGGTGTAGATACTAAACTAAAACTAGATGCTGTTGGTGCATTAGCAAGTATAGTTGCTCTTGTTGCATTAGCTGTTGTAGGATCTGAATCCCATTCAAATGTTTCTCCACCTGATATAGTTGCAATAAGTTTATTACCAAAATTATCTAATGACCATAGTCCTGGTGCTGTAATAATATCACCGGATGCTGCAGCATTCCATGCAAAAAAGTTTGATGCATCTGTAACTGTTGCACCTGATGAATGTATTGCAGCTGTTGTTCCTGTTGCACCTCTCGTTAACCCTGACAATGTGCCTCCACTATTTCCTGTGTAAGTAATTAGTTCAGAACCAATTTGTACTGTACCTGATGATGGAAATGATGTTGAACTAGCCATAGTTAATGATGTAACCGATGCATTTATTCCTGATGATAATGTAGATGTAAACTGCCCTTGTGCTACACCACCCCATAATCCAAGACCCCAACCAGTAGATGCAACCTCGACTGCTGGGCCAACAGGATAGTAATGTTTAACACGAATACCACCAGACGTACTTGCACCTGATCCTGATTCGTTAGATGCCATTGTAACTGTTAAAGTAGTATCAGTTGGTATACTTGATACTTGAAATTTGTTGTCATCAAAATTAGCAGAATTAAAATTAGAGTTAGTAATACTTGTAAAGTTATCTAATAAAATAATATCACCTTTATTTATATTGTGTGCCGATGCAAAAGTTATTGTAACCGTTGCTGATCCGTTGGTTGTAGAAAAAGCTGAAGTTAAAGTTGTAGTAGATTTGATTGGGTGAATATCATAAAAAATACCACCAGAGTATACATACAATATTCTATTTGTACCAAGAGCTGCATATTTAATACCACTAGCGTTAACAAAATGATGTAGTGCTGTATTACGTCCTGTTAAATCAACAGAACCTAGTTGTGCCCAACCCCCTATTTTTTCTGGTGTGCCATATCTAAATCTAACATTATCACCATCAACCCATTGGCCTTCACCTCCGGTGCTGGTTACTTGTTTATTAAACCCTGGTTGAAAATTTACTTTTTGTAACATAAAAAATCCTTAATAATAAGGCAGGAGATGGTGTGGTGGAATCTCCCGCCATATTATTATATACAATATTATTTAGGTATTTTAAAGCCTTTAAACCAACCAGGCAACCCTAAAAATGGTCTCTTATCATATAGATTTTCTTTTGCTGTTTTAGATGATGATTTATTGTAATGTAAAAACACTTGTCCACAGTTTTTACCTGTAAACTCTTCTCGCCAATGTTCTAGTTCACAACCTGAATATATAAGCATATCTCCAGGGTTAAGGTCAATTTTAATTCCAGCTTGACCTTGTTTACCTGTTGGGTCTAGATAGATTGACCATAGATCACCTCCAAGGTTTAATGTTGTAGATATTTCACAAGAATACCTATCTTTGTGTCTAGCTAACACGTCTCCTTTTTTATAAATTCTAGCATATGTATAAGTTGGAGATAGTTTTAAACTTGTATGTTTTTCCATAACAGGTTTTACTTGTTCTAATAAAGTTTCCATGGCTATATCACTATAATGTGAATAAGTATTTGGCACTTGTTCATCATTCCAAACACCAAAGTATTCTGTAAAAGGTGATATGTATTTTTGATCAAATAAAAATCTTGCAATTTTTCTTTTATTTAAAAAATATTGATATACAAATTTTGCTAACTCAGGTGAGATAGCTGATTTTAATACTGTGTATTTATTTTTCTTGAACGACATTTAATACTCCTTTTGGTATTGCTTGGCAGTTCCAATGTATAAATCTAAACGGCTCATATCCCATATCTACTACATATTGATGAGGCATATAAGAAGGAAAAAATATTGTCTTTCCTGGTTTAACTTTATAATTTATTGCTGATGATGCATATGTTACTTTTGTTTTATCTAATTCTGGTAAAAGATTCATAAGATTTCCCGGACGTGGATCTTCAAATAATGGCATAGATGTACTTTCACTTGCTTTTAAAAAATAAAACCCGGATATATGACCATTCCAATGTGTATGTAGTGTATGATGACCAGCACCTTTTTCAGGAAATTCTTGTACCCACATTTCAGTAATAAACACTTCATAATTAGTTAAATCAAAACCCATTTCAATTAATAAATTATATGCAGTTGCACCTACATAATTTTGTAATTGTTTAAATTTAGGATCACCTATTAAAGATGTAGAATGAAATACATGTCCCATATCCCCTTTGTTTCCAAATTTTTTATTTCGTTTATCTATTTCTTCTTTTAAATTTTTTTTAGCTTCTTCAATATAAAAATTAGATGCTTTATTTAACTCATTAACAAATCCAGGTTCATCACCATACCATATAGGACAAGAAAATAAATTTTCTCTTTGTAGTTTTTGTGGAAATAATAATTTTTTTTTCATTTTTTATTTATAAGGCCACCCTATATTCCAAATAACTAAACTGTTTCTTTCTCCACTTTTAACGGGACATACTCTATGCCACACAAAACCAGGAAATACAACCAAAGATCCTTTAGGTAATATTTCTGTACATTTTCTAGTGTTAGATTTTTTGTTAGGATCTTGATTTCTAAAATCAAATTCTAACTCACCGCCTTTATATTTTTTTGGATCTGTTAAAGTAACAGTTACAGATAGTTTTCTAATTTTACCATTTGTTGGATCATTATCTTTTCGAAGGTATGGTTGATCCCAACCATCACAATGCCAATCATAGAATTGACCTTTAGTATATTTTGTAAATTGACAAGACTCAGAATGATCCCATTGAAAATTCCAACCTGCACTTTGATTTGCTTTTTGGATATAAGGTTGTATTTCTTTATATATCCATCTATCGCTCATAAAAACAACATCGGAGTTTCTTGTTTTTTTTAAATCTTTAATTTGTTTTTGATTTAATTTTTTATTATTAAAATTACCGGTAGTTGCCATTTGATCTTGTAATTGTTTTCCATAACGCACGATGTCATCACATATACGTTCTGGTATTACTGATTGAAAGTACCAATAATAGTTTGTTAAATTCATATTCTTTCTTTTACCACCATAAAAATAATTTACTTACATAAATGTTAAATGTCAATAAGTAAAATTTAAGTAGGCCACAAAACTGTTGACTCTCTTAATTTTGCATAATGTGTTTTTAAATTCCATACACCACTTGCTTTACATAAGTTTTTTACAAACGCAACTCCTGAACTTCCATTAGAGGAAGCTCTAAAAGAACCACAAGAAAAACCACTTCTCATACCACCTCCGCCACCACCTCTATTATCTGTAGCAGAACCTGCTGCTGCACATTTAGTTGCTCCTGGAGAACCTCCATCTGTTCCACAAGAACGGTGACCATTATCATTATTACTTCCACCTCCACCACCGCCACCATAATTTACATCTGATCCTGATAAAGTAGAAGGTGCACCTGCTCCTCCATCTCCACCATCATTACCACATCCCTCTCCACCCACTCCACCAGCTCCACCTCCACCTCCTTTAGATGAACCACCAGCATTACCATCTGGGTGATCACCACCGTTTCCAAAAGCTGTTGGATTATCTCCACTTCCACCAAGTGCTGTTTGACAAAAACCTGTTGTTGCAGTGCCATCAGTTCCAGCAGCACCAAAAGCTGAAGGGGGTGCATGAGGTGATTTTGCCCCACCGCCACCAATTACTATTGGGTATTGAGTAGAAGCAGCAACAACTACATCTCCGTCAACAAGTCCACCACCTGATC